ATAGCACACTGGGCTGTCTTGTGTCAATAGCCTTTTTCCTAATTCTTCTTCTAATTCTCATTAAAAATCAACTCTCTTCCAAATTGGGACATATTCCCCATTTTTATCTTTTACATATACCATCTCACGCTTACCAAGCATTGCATCTAATTCCTCTATTGATGGAACTTTATAGGATGTAACTGCGCCATCGGCTCTTGGTCTGCCCTTATGAAGACCAGCAAAATAATCTCTTATTTCGTAAATATTATCCTCAGAGAAGTAGTAAATTCCAGCTCTACCGACTCCAAAACTTCCCTTGCCAGCATTACTATTATTTTTTAGTGGCAGCATGTAAGGCTTAGAAACAACCCCTCCATCAATTGCTTTCCAGACAGATGTAACATCTCTTCCAACTAGTCTTGCAACATTTCCAATGGTATACGCTTGCTGTCTAAATTTATTGTAATCACTTATAGAAAATATAACTACCTTATTATCAGAAAAGTTATAGGCACGAAGCACACTGGCTGCACGATTTATATTTACAACCTCATGAAACTCTCCATTAATAAAGAATCGCTTCTTATTAAATCTTAGTGGTTTGTTATCCATTCGACCCATTCCATTTCTATTTTATGTAGCCATGCGGGTAGTGGACCATGATTTACTGGATGATGAAAAATCCA